ACCCCACTAATGGCATGAGAGACCACCCTGCCCTCCACCCTATCATTACTACGTATACTAAAAAGTATGCTAAAAAAGCGGCATTGTTCGTGGTAAATTATGCAAACTTACAAGACGCGTATACAATAGGGTACAGCGACAAACCTGTTTTAACTGAATATCCGGTAAAAAGTAGGGCAACTTGTACAGATTCTCCTGTTATTGCCAGTTTTAGGCAACGTGATTACTAACTAGGACAGTAATAATGGCTCAATTTCTACAGAATATTGTGTATAAGGGTAAAAACAACCCTGTAACAATTGATTACGAATTCAAAGGTGCATTTGCGACAGATGGTCTTGCCAATTTTACCGATATACAAGTGTTAATTGGGGAAGAAACGTACACTTTATTGTTAGATCCAACTAATATTGTGGTTAATAGTAATACGCAATTTGAGCTAATAATTGGGGTGGATACGACTTTAGCACCTGGAGCGTACCCTTTAACTGTTTTTGGGGTAGGTGTAGCATATCCAGAAGGCTTTGTATTGAACGAACCCGATGATGAATTAGGCAGAGTACATATAAAGCAGCTTTAACCCCTATACCAGCATACAGAGAGTCAGTTTGATGCAAGATATTGATATTGAAGAACAAGAAACTGAAGATACACAATCTGTGTATGCGTCAGAAAATATATTAGCGGATTGGGTCAATAAACCCACTGTAACTAAATTAAAACAGGATTTGACTCAAGCTACTAGCGCACACAACACACATGTGGCCAATGTGGGGCGTTGGTTGGATAATCTAAATGTTAAAGGATCTGCCCAAGTAAAAGCCCGGACAGGTAAAAGTAAAATTGTCCCTAAGCTAATTCGTAAACAAGCAGAATGGCGATATGCGGCATTAAGTGAACCTTTCTTATCCACTCAAGATATCTTTAAGCTATCCCCCGTTACCTGGGATGACAAAAAAAGCGCCGAGCAGAATCAACTTGTACTAAATAATCAGTTTAATACTAAGATAAATCGTACTAATTTTATTGATACATTCATACGTGCTGCTGTGGACGAAGGTACGGTAATCACCCGTGTGGGTTGGGATTACGAGGAAAAAATTGTAAAGGTAGAAGTCCCTGTATTTGAGTATGTACCTTCGCAAGACCCTAAAGTAATGGAACAGCACAAGCAAATTCACCAGCTTATGCAGGTCCAACCTGAGCAGTATAACGAGTTGCCTGAAGAACTCAGAAATGCCCATACTATTTTGATGGAACAAGGGACATTAGTTACTCCAGTAGTTAGAGGCACTGAAATAAAAGACGATATTATCGTACTAAAAAACCAGCCCACAGTAGAAGTATGTGACTACAACAATGTCATTGTTGACCCTACTTGTGCGGGTAACTTAGAGAAAGCTAATTTCATTATATTCAGTTTTGAAACAAGTCTGGCTGAACTAAAGAAAGACGGTAAATATACGAATCTAGAAACAATAGAAATCGAAGGCAGTTCGGTACTAAATACTCCAGACCATGCTGCAGTAGATGATACTAACTTCACGTTTAGCGATAAAGCACGTAAAAAGTTTGTTGCCTATGAGTACTGGGGTTTTTGGGATATTAATAAAGATGGCAACGTAGTTCCTATTGTGGCTACTTGGGTTAAAAACACAATGATACGTTTGGAAGAGAATCCTTTTCCAGATAAAAAGCACCCATTCGTTTCTGTGCAGTACTTACCTAAACGCCGTGAAGTATACGGTGAACCTGATGGTGAACTACTTGAAGATAACCAGAAAATAGTAGGTGCGGTCACTCGGGGTATCATTGATACCATGGCTCGCAGTGCTAATGGGCAAGTGGCTACCCGTAAAGACGCGTTAGATCTTACCAATAAGAGGCGTTTTGATAATGGGCTGGATTATGAGTTCAATGCCAATGTTGACCCTCGACAGGCATTTCATATGCATACCTACCCAGAGATACCTAAATCTGCTGAGTTCATGCTAAACCTTCAGAATGCTGAAGCAGAGTCTATTACGGGCGTTAAAGCGTTCACTGGGGGCATTAGCGGGCAGGCATTAGGAAATACCGCCACGGGCATAAGAGGTGCCTTAGACGCAACGAGTAAACGTGAGTTAGGTATCCTACGTAGGTTGTCAGATGGGATGAAAGCAATAGGGCGTAAGATCATATCTATGAACTCAGAATTTCTTTCTGATGTGGAAGTGGTACGTATCACTAATTCCCAATTCGTTGAAGTAAAGCGAGATGATCTTGCCGGTAAATTTGACATTGTACTGGATATAAGTACAGCAGAAACGGATAACCAAAAAGCCCAAGAATTAGCTTTCATGCTACAAACTATGGGTAACTCTATGGATTTTAATATTAGTAAGATTATCCTTATTGACATTGCCAAATTACGTAAAATGCCGGAATTAGCTAAGAAAATCGAAGAATACGAACCTCAACCTAATCCGTTGGTACAGGCTAAAGCGGAACTAGAAGTAGAACTGCTTAAAGCACAAGTACAAAATGAGTACGCTAAAGCTGAAGAAAATAAGATTGATGCTCAATATAAATTGGCCCGTATGGGTACCGAGACAGCTAAAGCACGTAATTTAGAGAGTAAATCTGATGCGCAAGATCTAGAGTTCGTGCATAAGCAAACCGGTGAAGACACTCGTAGGGAGATAGAAAAGAAAGATTTTGATCGTAAAGCTAACCTTGATTTGAAGGCAGCAGAGCATCTATTAAAAGGGCAAGAAGAAAACGTTGCATAATGCAACTAAAATAACGCTGTTATAATGTACAGTTTATAGTTACTATTACTACTGTTTTTACAACTATCTCACTTAGAGGACACACGTATGCAAGACCAAATAGAGCAAATTAACCTTAGTATTGACCAAGCCCGTGAATCTGTAATGCGTCGAGATGCATTGGATCGTTTGCGTAATACGCCCGATTTCAAGTTAATTGTGGAAGAGGGCTATTTTATCAATGAAGCCAGTAGACTAGTTTCCTTGAAAGCTGATCCCGAAATGGCACCAGAAGCGCATCAGAAACAAATAGATAACGCAATCATGGGTGTAAGTGCGCTTCGTCTCTACTTCCGTACTATTTACCAGTTAGGTAATATGTCGGAAAAATCTATAAAAGACGACGAAGCTACTCGGGATGAACTGTTAGCCGAGGAGGTGTGATATGCCCGCCTCTTCTGTTAATCCATTAAGTTTATCCGATGATGAATTGGATGACGCACTTTTAGCGGAACTTCAAAATGAAGATAAGGGTTCTGAAGAAGGCTCTATAGAAGGGGCGGACCCTGAAACAACCAATGATACCGATAGCACTGAAGAAACCACAGATGTAGAGGAAACCACAGAAGAATCTGCTTCCCAAGAAGAAGAAGACACTTCTGAGGAAACTGAAGAAGACACTGTAACTGCTGCCCCAGGTACTGCTCCTGAAGAGGAAGAAGGGGAAACTACTACTACTGATACTCCCGCAGAAACCGCTCCTACTGACGCAGCAGAAATAGATTATAAAGAGAATTACGAAGCTATCTTTAAGCCATTTAAAGCGAATGGTAAAGAAATGCAGGTAGACAATGTAGAAGACGTACGTAGTCTTATGCAAATGGGCGCTAATTACAATAAGAAAATGGCTGCATTAAAGCCTAATCTTAAGATAATGAAGATGTTAGAAAATAACGATCTGTTGGATTCAGATAGATTAAGTTATTTGATTGATTTAAACAAAAAGAACCCAGAGGCAATCAAGAAGCTTTTTAATGAAAGCGGCTTAGATCCTCTAGACTTAGATAATACAGGTAAAGATAATTATACCCCTACTGCTTACGATGTCAGTGACACTGAGGTAGAACTGGATCACGTGCTATCTGAACTTCAGAGCACAGATTCGTTTACTAAAACAATCGATATTATTGGCAACCAATGGGATCAAGTATCGAAAGATGCTATTGCAAAAGACCCCGGACTTATCCGCACCCTGAATGATCATGTGGGTACAGGTATTTACGATAAGGTAATTGCAGTAGTAGAAAGAGAACGTATGTTAGGTAGACTACAAGGTGTGTCTGACATACAAGCCTATGAACAGATCGGAAACCAGATCAATTCCCAAGGTGGTTTTGCATCTCCTAATACGGAGCAAAAGCAAAATACTTCTGCAGGTATATCTTTAACGAGTAATGTGAATAGAGCAAAACCCGTAATAGATCCTAAAATCCGTGATCGTAAGAAAGCGGCTGGATCTACAAAAACTGCTCCTGGTGCAGCGAAAGAAGAATTTAATCCACTCGGTATGAGTGATGAGGATTTCGAATCGTTAGCCACCAGTAAATATATTTAATATTATTTAAAGAGAATATTTATTATGACTGCACAAGTATATAACGACCCCGGTACTACCCCATCCAGTGTAGGTCCTCAGATCCGCACTGATTTCTTTTATAAAAAGGCGCTTGTCGAAGCTGCCAAAGAAGCGTATTTCGGCCAATTGGCAGATGTACGTACCATGCCTAAAAACATGGGTAAGACAATCAAGCAATTTCACTATTTACCTATTCTTGATGATCGTAACATCAACGATCAAGGTATTGATGCTGCTGGCGTTGCCACAGTAGACACTAACAGTTCTATTGACGTAACTATTACGGTTACTGATCCTGAAGGCGAAGTGTATTACGCTGTAGGTACCTCAGATTGGGATACCGATCTCGCTACTACTAAAGCCGCTGCTTTGGCTATAGCTCAAGGTGAGGTACTTACCTTACTTCTAGAACGTGCTATTGCGTTCGATACGAACTATGCCACTACTACAGGTAATGCTACTGGTTGGACTTTCTCTACACCTGTCACTGCCGATTATGTAAGCGCCTCCGGTAACTTGTATGGTTCTTCTAAAGATATCGGCTACATTCAAGGCAAGATTCCAGCTTTGTCTGAAAATGGTGGACGAGTTAACCGTGTAGGCATGAAGCGTATTGAAATCGAGGCTTCTTTGGAGAAGTTTGGTTTCTTCGACGAATACACCCAAGAATCTATGGATTTCGATTCTGATGCCGAATTGGAAATGCACCTTAGCTCTGAAATGGTAAAAGCAGCTAATGAACTAACAGAAGACCAGTTGCAAATCGACTTGTTAAGTGGTGCTGGTGTTATCCGTTATACTGGTGATGCTACGTCTGCCTTGACTCTCTCTGGTGAGTCTGGCTCTGCTGACGTTATTGTGTATGATGACTTGGTAAAACTGAGCATTGAACTGGATAACAACCGCACACCCAAGCATACTAAGATCATCACTGGGTCACGTATGGTAGATACTAAAGTGGTTAACGCTGCTCGCTATATCTATATTGGCTCTGAGTTGGTTCCTTCAGTTATGCGTATGACTGACTATCATAGTAATAAAGCGTTTATCCCTGTAGCTTCCTATGCGGCTGCTGGTAACATTGCCCGAGGTGAAGTAGGTGCAGTAGATAACTTCCGCTTTATCGTGGTCCCTGAGATGCTACATTGGG